TTATAGTCCACGGAACGGAGATAAAGCGCCGAACGGTACAACGCATAATCGGAGTTTTCGTCGATATGAAACTCCTCACGAAGATCAGCCGCGGCTATAGGCGCACGCCGGGATTACAACTCAATCTTGAGAAGCTCGGCGCGAATCTTGAGCAAGAATTTATGGAACTGTATAACGCCGCGCAGGGCAAGATTTCCACTGAGCGTCGCAGCGACACAGAGGAAAACGCGGAGCCGAGCGTCGCAGCGACACAGCAAAGCGTCGCAGCGACACAGCAAAGCGTCGTAGCGACGTTACCCCCACACCCCCTTATAGGTAGACCCCTTATAGACCCCTTAGAGACCCACCCCCAAGAGTCCCCCACGCTCCCGTTTGGCAATTCAGGCGCGCCGAGATCACAAGAGCAAGAGCTCGGCTGCGAAAGAGGGCTGGAAGCCGTGATGCAAGCGTGTGGCTTTACTTCAAAACGACTCAGGCCGATCGTACGATCTCAACTTGAGCAGGAAGCCGACAAAGGGACCGCGCCAGCGTCGGCGGCTCTCGCGATGATCGCAGCGTGGAAGCGATACGCGGAGACCGGCGACCAGTTGCGATTCAAATGGGGTGCGGTTCGGTTTTTCGCAGAAGGATACTGGCGCGCGCCGACAAGCTGGCCGTGGGATTTTGCGACTAGATAATTCTGAAAAGGAGACGTTATGAAGAATCGCGAAGAAATTTTGGATGAACTTGGAGTTTTACCGCTTGGTGATGTAGATGCCCACCCAAGAACGTGGTGGCTTGAAACTAAATCAGCTTTAGAGCTCGACTCATTAGCCGAGGACGTACAGCGCGAAATACTTGAACGGCTGATTAAGACTCCACTGATCGACAAAGAGCGAGGATTAGTGGAGCGGTTTATTTCCGGCGGTCGAGCGAGATGGCTCCTGACGGTTCATCTGAGCGAACCGTCCACGTGGAACGAAAATGTTCCGCGTAGAACAACCGGAAGGTGAGCGATGGCATACCGGCCGATCTCGACGGAATGTAGATGCGGACGGCCGCGGCGACCGGGCCAGCGGGATTGTAGTGAATGCCATGCGGCGGGAATGCGCGTATACCGGGCTCACTTTCGAAAACGGATAGAGCTCCTCGAAAGCAAAATGAAGGGAATACCAGCCATGAGACCGAAAAGAAATGTCATTGTCGTCAGCGTTCGGCCGGAGTTTCGCTATATGTTGAATGTCGTTCTGCCTCACGCGCGCATGTTTCACGCCGAGACGATTCCGGAGCTTACGAAACAACTCGCCGAAGTCGAAAATCCGGAGCTCGCGATCATCGACGCGCGCGATGCTCCGACGCTCGCACGGCGAGCCGCGATTTTGATCCGCAAGACGCGTGGCCATCTCCAGCGGCTTTTAATCGCATCGAGCGATCCGCACGATAACACACCGGAACACGAGCGGCTCGTACGCGACAACGCCGAGCATTTTATCGGCGATGTTCTAGGCGCGGCGAATGTTGCGCTGATACGGAAAAAAGGCCCACGCGTCGCGGCGACGCGCGAGAAAAAAATATTGGCCTAAATTGTTCACAGCCGATCGGATCGATAATCGCAGTATGGCAATTCTCGGGAAATTAGCCGGTCGCGAATGCGCTCAGTGCCGAAAAGCTGGTCATCATTGCCAAGCTCAAACCGTGATCGATGACGTTCCGCTCTGTCTACGCTGCGCCGACGGTGAAGCCTGTTACTTCAAAACCGCGCCGAGCCGCTTTCCGCGCCGGATCGATCGCGATCTCGATCTCTGCGATGTTCCGGTTCCGACACGCGCCGATCGAGAGCTCGCGTACAGAATGGCGATACCTATGATGAGGCACGAGGCACTGGAGGCGCTGCCGCCGAGCTCGCAGATTAATCGGCTGCGGCTTACGCGCGATCTCCGCGCCGCAATTCTCGCCGAGCTCGAAGCGAAGACGCTATCGATCGGCGAGCTCTCGCTCAAGTTTCGAATATCGCGCAAAATGATCTACGATCTGCAATTTCGCGAAATGGCGAAACGTCAGGCGCAAATGATCCGCGAGAAAATAACACGTCCGGAGCCGCGAAAGATCGGCGGCGAAGTCGTATGTATCGCACCGGCCGCGGTAATGGGCGCGGAGATGCTCGAAGCGCGATTTAAAGAGAAAAGATGAGCCCGCAGCACTATACGAAAAATACCGTCGAGGCGTCGATCTGGTGTAACGCCTGCGGGAAAAAGACGGCTTGGCGGATCGCCGATGGTCGTCGGCAATACTGTATCGTCTGCTACGAAAAGAAGCGACCGAACACTGAGAAAGCAAAGCCGATCGCAGAGCAAGGGAAATTATTTTTTACAAAATAGTGGAAAAGCGAAAACCGTCTGATCTAAATTGGTGAACGGAACGGAGCAAGTCTGGAGCGGTCGAGGCTGACGGCTACAGAGCAAAGTCCGGACCCGTCTCCGACAAGCATCGGCGAGCACTACGACAGTGGGCAGTAGTTTAGGTGTTGGCACTCTCGTGCTTTTAAATTAGTTTTTCTCATCCCTCTACATCTCAAAAGAATTCCCGCGCTCGACTTCTTGAGTGTATGCAGTAGTACGTCTCGCGTTGGTCGCTGCGATTAATAACCATGGGTGAATCACGTTCGCGGCGTCGTATTTATGACGGATTTGTATACCTGTATGCGGCCGATACTTCGCAAGGTTGGGCCGTTCATCGCATGATTACAACAGAGCAAGGCTTGGGGCTCGTAGAGCGTGGTAACGCCGATGTGTACGAGGATGAGTACGGCATTTACTTTCAGATGAGAGCAAATTTCAAACTCGATGAAGATATGCCGGAAGGCGAAATCTCGAAGACCTACATTCACGCGAGCGAATCGAAAATGAACGCCGGGTTGAGTGGCGAGTCGCGAACGATCCGACTTAATGAAGCAATGAGAATGAGCCAACCGCTTCGGCCTGGTGGTCATCGTCCGCCACCGGAGGATGATATTGAAAAAGCAATCGAGAAAGTTAAGCAATGGCCTGAACCTGCGTCGCGAATCGACGATGGTACGAACGCCGCGCCGCTCTTCGGCGATCGCGCGCCGCGCGTATACCCGCGGATCGCGCCGCCGCTGATATCGAGAGTGCCGATCCATGGCAATCAAAAAGCCGTGCGCCCAGCCGGGTTGTTCCGAGCTCGTACTCCGCGGATATTGTGACGCTCATCATCGCGCAGCCGAAGCTCGCCGAAACGCGCAGCATGATCGGTTCCGCGGCTCTTCGCGCAAGCGTGGCTACGATTCGAACTGGGAACGGTTTCGCGCGTGGTTCGTTAAGCGTCATCCGTTCTGTGAGGATTGCCGACGCTTAACGGAGGAAGTTCACCACAAGAAGAAAGTCGCCGAGTATCCGGAGTTGAAGCTCGTCGAATCAAACTGTATGGCTCTCTGCAAGACGTGTCATAGCGTACGAACGGCGCGCGGCGAGTAAATCCTCGAAACCGGGGGGTGGTCAAAATGCTTCCAGACCTTCGCCAGCGAACCGACAGATCAAGCGGAAACTTACATCCCCGAAAATAGCAAATTGCTGAACCGAGCTCTAAACGGCGGCGATCCTGACCGGCGTCTCAATCCGTGCGCAAACTGCTGTAGCAGGCGCGTGCGGCGTTGCGTTCTAGAGCTCCTGCCGATCGTACTGCCGGAGAATTCCGATGCCACTCAGGGGAAGACCACCAACGCCGACCGACGTTATGGAGATCAACGGCGGCTTTCGTCATAATCCGGCGCGCAAAAGAGCGCGAAAGAACGAACTAACGTCGCCGCGCGGGATCGGCGAGCCGCCAAAGCACTTCATGATTCAGGAGCCGGATTCCGGTTGGATTCGCGCCGGGAAGCTCCGCGAGATGTGGGAAGAGACCAAGCTAGAAGACCCGGATATTCCGCGGTGCTGCCGCGGGACGGTCGAATCGCTCTGTTATATCAAAGTCGAAATGCGCGCGCTTCCGACCGGATCCAAACGATGGGCTCAACTCGCGAATACGGAAGATAAACTGCGGAGCTCGCTTGCGCTCACGCGCGTTACAAGGCCGAAGGTAAATGGAAACCCCAACGCAGGAACCGAAGCACCCGAAGACGGGCTCGCAGGGCTCGCGCAGGAAGGCAGGACGAACCGAAGAGCGTAACATGCGTCACGCGGAGATCGCGCGCGACTATGCAGAGCGGGTGGCGAGTGGTTCGGAGCTCGCTTGTAAGTGGGTGCGGCTGGCGTCAAAGCGGTTTCTCGATGACCTTGAGCGCGCTAAATCCGACTCATTCCCGTATCGCTTCGACGCTCGCGAAGCCGGGAAAGCCTGCCGGTTTATCGAGGAGCTCCCACACGTCCGCGGGTCGTGGGCGCGCGCGCCGATCGGCGGAACGGATCGGATCACGCTCGGACCGTGGCAGGTCTTTATCGTCGCGAATATCTTCGGATGGATCGATAAGCGGACCGGGCTCCGGCGCTTTCGCGAAGTTCTAATCATCGTTCCGCGGAAAAATGGAAAATCCACGCTTGCGGCCGGCATCGGTCTTTACATGCTCTGTATGGACGGCGAATACGCCGCCGAAGTATACAGCGGCGCGACGACGGAGCGTCAGGCGATGGAAGTCTTTCGCTCGGCGTGGCAGATGGTACGCAAGACGCCGGGACTCGCGCAATACTTCGGCGTTAAAGCCGCGGTGAAGAGTCTCTACATCGAAGATGACGGAAGCCGGTTCCAGCCACTCGTTGGCGATCCGGGTGACGGGAGCTCTCCGTCGTGTTCGCTCATCGACGAGTATCACGAACATCCGACGAGCTCGCTCGTCGATACGATGCAGACTGGGATGGGAGCGCGCGATCAGCCGCTCCTGTTCATCATCAGTACGGCCGGATCGAGCGTCGAGGGACCGTGCCACACGCTCCAGCGCGAGATGGAGCTCTTACTCGAAGGCCGGATCGAGAACGATCGTCGATTCGGAATTCTTTTCACGATCGACAAGGAGGATGATTGGAAGTCCGAATCTGCTCTCCGAAAAGCAAATCCCAATTTTGGCGTATCCGTCTCAGAGAGCTTTCTGAAAGAAGCTCAGAGCGGCGCGATCCAGTCGAGCCACAAACAGAACGTGTTCAAGACGAAACATCTCGACGTGTGGGTGAACGCGGCGACGGGATGGATGAACATGGCGGCGTGGGACGCGTGCGGCGATCCGACGTTAAACCTCGATAGTTTTCAAAAGCAAATCTGTTATGAAGGTGTCGATCTGGCCGCGAAGACCGATCTGGCTTCGCGGTGTAAAGTCTTTACGCGATCGCAAAACGGCGCGCTTCACTACTACGCGTTTGGGCGCCATTACGTTCCACTCGATCGCGCGCAGGATGGCGAGCACGAGCATTATGAGAGGTGGATCGCCGACGGTGCGCTCGTTGGTGTACCGGGTCCGGAGATTCAACTCGGATTGATTCAGGAAGAGATCGAGAAAGAGCACGGCTTATACGATCGCCGCTGCGTAGCGTTCGATCCGTGGTCCGCGCTCCAGATGCAACAGGAGCTCGCGCGGAAGCTCGGCGACGACGCCGTGATTTCGATCCCCCAGACGACGCAGTACCTTTCCGAATCGATGAAGGAAGTCGAAGCCGCGGTTTTATCGCGGCGCTTCCATCATAACGGCGATCCGGTTCTCACTTGGGCTATCGGTTGCGTTATTGCGCGCGCCGATTTTAACGACAACATTTTTCCGCGGAAAGAGAAAAACGGAATCGCCAAGATCGATCCGGCGTCGGCGCTTTTCAACGCGATGAATCGCGCGATCGTGAACAAGACGAAAGTCTCGATCTACGCACAGCGCGGATTACTGATGGTCTGATGCAACTCTCGCTATTCGAAGCCGCGGCGCGATCGTTCGGCGAGGAGACGATCGAAGAGATAACGCCGTGCGATCCCGTCGATGATCCGACGCCGATTCCGGATAAGCAAGTCTCGCTTTTCGATAAAGGCGAATGGTGGCAAGAATTCTGGAAGGGAATGCCGGAATTTGTACAGGAAGATTTAACGCCGGTTAAAACGATTTATGTCCACTTCGAGACGCGCGAAGACATGGAAGCATTCGCGAAGCTCGTCGATCAACCGCTGACGATGAACACGCGCTCGATCTGGTATCCCGAAGCTGAGATCGGCCGAATCGCGAACAAGCGATATATCGACGAGCTCCCGAAGGAACTCGACGAGGACATTGAAGTATTCGAATGAATCCGAGTTATCCGGTTTACGTCATCTCGAAAGGCCGATGGGAATCGCGTCCCACGGTGCGCGCGTTCGAACGCATGGCGATGCCGTACCGGATCGTCGTCGAGCCGCAAGAATTCGACGAGTACGCCGCGGTGATCGACCCGGCGAAGATCCTGACGCTGCCGTTCTCGAATCTCGGACTTGGTTCGATCCCGGCGCGGAATTGGGTTTGGGAACATGCGGCCGCGAGCGGCGCATATCGGCATTGGATTCTCGACGACAACATCGATGGATTCTACCGGCTCCATCGGAATCTAAAAACGCCGGTCGCGAGCGGGACGATCTTCAAAGCCGCGGAGGATTTCGTCGATCGATTCGAGAACGTTGCGATCGCCGGATTTCATTACTTCATGTTCGCGGCGCGAAAAACGAAGATGCCGCCGTTTCAAAAAAACCGGCGCATCTATTCGTGTATTTTGATCCGGAACGATATCCCGTACCGCTGGCGCGGTCGTTACAACGAGGACACGGATTTATCGCTCCGCGTTCTGAAGGACGGCCATTGCACGATTCTCTTCAACGCGTTTTTAGCGATGAAGCGACCAACGATGACGATGAAAGGCGGGAATACGGACGAGCTCTACAAAGGCGACGGGCGTTTGCTGATGGCCCAATCGCTTCAGGAGCAACACCCGGACGTAGCAACGATTACTTGGAAGTGGGGAAGGTGGCAGCATCAGGTCGATTACAGCCCATTCAAGCGGAACGAGCTCCGGCTCCGGCCGGGTTTAGTGATCCCTGACGAGCCCAACAATTATGGCATGGTCTTACAAATCGATCCGGAGCCGGTCGTCGTCGAGGAGCTCGTCGAAGCGTGAAAAACGTTACTCAGATTTCGGGCTCGCCGTCGCCGCCGATCTCGAAAGCGCGGAGTTTTATCAGCGCGATCGATCTCCAAGATGTTTGTCTCGTTCTCGGCGTTGTTTTTATTGTGGCCGGCATCGCAGCGTGGAGCCGCGCGGCGGCGTCGATCATGCTCGGCGTATTCTTCCTCGCTTGCGTTAGATCGATCGCTCTAGCGCGGCGTACAGTCGCGCAAAGCGATGCGGAGCTCCGGAAAGGCAGACTCTAATGGGCGTTCTGACGCGCGCAATCGGGATTCGGAATTACTCGCTGGAAGACCCGGCGCAACCGCTTCTGCCTATGTCGGCGCTAATGGAATCGCTCGGGATCGGAAAATCAGACGCCGGGATAAACGTCAACGAGAAACAAGCGATGCGATTGACGACCGCATACGCGTGTATTCAAAATATCGCCGCCGATCTTTCCGGATTACCGCTTCCGGTGCTCCAGCGGATGCCTGACGGATCGATACGCGAAGCGACCGAACACCGGATGTACCCGCTCATTCAGACTTCGCCGAACCGCAATATGACGAGTATGGTCTATCGCGGCGCGATGCTGTCGTCGGTTCTCGGGTGGGGAAATTCATACAGCTACATTCGCCGGGATAACGCGGCGCGCGTGGTCGAGCTCCTCCCGCTGCCGTCGGAGTGTACGAGCCCGGTTCTGCTTCGGCAACAGACGGCGACGGGGAAGGATGGGCTCACGCAACGGAAGCTGATGTATGCGACGACGGCGACGCCTGACCAGTTGCCGAGCTATATCGATCCGGAAAATATTCTCCATATCTCCGGTTTGAGTTACGACGGCTACGTCGGTATGTCGCCGATTCAGACTTGTAAAAATGCTTTCGGGATCGGGCTCGCCGCGGAGCGATTCGGCGCGCAGTTATTCGCGAACGGCGCGAAGGCTTCCGGCGTACTCTCTCATCCGGGTACGCTCGGAACCGAAGCATTCGAGAATTTGAAAAAGTCGATTCGGGAAATCATCAGCGGAGAAAACGCGCTCCGGCCGCTCGTGCTCGAAGAGGGCATGAAGTGGGAACAGACGACGATTAATCCGAACGATGCGCAATTCCTTGAGACGCGTAATTTTCAGCGCGAGGAAGTCGCCGCGCTCTACCGGATGCCGATGCACCTTCTGCAATCGCTCCAGCGCGCGACGAATAACAATATCGAACATCAATCGCTCGATTACATCCGGACCTGTCTCCGGATGTGGGCCGTCCGGATCGAGCAGGAGATTAATCGGAAACTGCTCTCGGGGGATTACTTTGTTGAGCACGATTTCAACGCGTTTCAGCGCGGCGATTATCAATCTCAGGTGAACGGGATCGTAGCTCTTCGGAATGCGGGAGTTTTTCACGCGAACGATGCGATGCGGCAGCTTCGGTTGAATCCGATTCCTGTCGATGAGGGCGGCGACGTTCGTCTGGTGCCGCTGAATATGGTTCCGCTGACACAAGTCGCGCAGGAGTCGAATGCTGGCGCCGAATCGAACGGAGCCGGGGAAAGCGACGCAGGTGAAGAGGTGATAACCGATAGCCGCGGCGCGCGCGTTATTAAGGCATATCGGCGACTCTTCCGCGACGCTCTCGGGAGAATCGCGAACCGGACGAAGTTCGACGACGCATTCGCGTATAAGGCGCTTCAGCCGATTGTGGCATCGATGGCAGAGGCAACGATGTCGATGTACTTTACCGCGGACCAAGAGACGAAAGATCGCGCGGAGACGGAATCGAACCGGATCGCGCGGGAGTTGGTCGAGAGTCTCAAAGCGAAATACGAAGGGAATCATCTATCGACGATCGCGGTCGCGATCACTGACGAAGCGTACGCCGCGCTCTATAAAGCACTGATCGGATAAAGGAGCCACGATGAAACACAATCGCCTTAGACCATGTTTCCGCGCCGCGGTCCAAACCGACGGTACGCTGGAGCTCCTCGTGTATGAGGAGATCGGCGAAAACTGGTGGAGCGGTGGCGGCGTGACCGCGAAGAGCGTCAAAGAACGGATCGATAGCGCCGGAGTATTTAACCGAATCGCGGTCCGGATTAATTCACCGGGTGGCGACGCGTTCGAAGGTGTGGCGGTCTTCAATCTATTGCGCGCGCAAGGGAAGCCGATCGACGTTTACGTGGACGGAATCGCGGCGTCCGCGGCGAGTATCGTCGCGATGGCCGGAGACGTGCGCATGATGGGATCGAACGCGATGATGATGATCCATAACGCGTGGTCGAGTTGCGTCGGCTACGCCGAAGATATGCGGAAGATGGCGGATACGCTCGATAAGGTATCGCTGGCCGTCGCCCAGACGTATATCGATCGCGCGAAGCTCTCCGCGGAGGATGTTAAAGCGATGATGGACGCCGAGAGTTGGCTCGGCGCACAGGAGTGTTTCGATAAGGGACTAGCGACGGCGATCGTCGGTAATGAAGGCGACCCGGCCGCGGCCGAAGCGATGGCGCTGGCGCGGAGCTTCAAATCGCTTTCACGGTTGAAGACCGTTCCGGAGGTTCTTAGAAATCAGGCGTGCGATTGTCCGTGTGATTCGTGCGCGAGCGGCGATTGCGCCGATTGTAATTGCGGCGGTTGTGAGTCGGAGACCTGTGGCGCCGACGCGTGTAACTGCGCAAATAATTTGATAGACAAAGCGAAAGCTCCGGCCGATCTTTCGATCTTCGAAGCCGAGCTTGAGCTCGTAGAGATGAACCTCCGTTGATATGAGCGGCGATCAACTCCGGCTATTCGACGACGGCGCGAAACGGCGCAAATCGCGAAAATGGCAACCGGTCCCGATAGATGAGCGGCCGACGAGCCCGGTAATTATCGAAGGCCAGGACGAGGCAGACGATCAAATTCAAAAAAGGTTCCTGAAGTTTCACGCAGATAATCCGCACATCTACGCCGCTCTGGTTATTCTGGCGCGACAAGCGACGCGGAGAGGCAAGAGAAAATGGTCGATCGATGTTCTATTCGGAGCGTTGCGTTTTCAGATTCAAGTACAGGTCGAAAGCGACGAGCCGTTTAAATTGAATAACGATTTTAGGAGCCGCTATGCGCGCCTATTGATGGATCAGGAGCCTGATCTCGCCGGGATGTTTGAGATACGCATCCTGCGACGGTCGAAGGGAATTAAGAAAAAAACTGCCTAGACGTTGTACGCGGGTTTCGATCGGTATCGCGTTCCGTAAACCTATCCGGCGGACACGAGGAGAACTCGACCGAAACCCGCGCGCCAAAGTTTAAAAAGCTAATCCTCGCACAACCGGCTCGCCGCGAGCCGACGAGGAGAAGTGTGCGACGCATCCGGAGCTCGGGCTCCGGTGGGCGCGCGTTCTGCGAAAGCAACTCACACCAAGGAGAAATATCAAATGGCCTACGCAAAAGAATTGCGTGAGAAGCAGCAGCGCGTCGCTACACAGATGCGCGCTATCGTGGACGCGGCCAAGAAGGAAAGCCGCGGTCTGACTACAGAGGAGCGTACCCGTTGGGAGAATATGCTCGCGGATTACAGCCTCAACGAAGCATCGATCAAAGTCGAAGAGCAGATGATCGAGATCGAGACCGGGCTCGGAAAAGTTGCCAAGCTTGAGATCGTTCCCGCATTCGCAGATACCGGCCGCGACGCGAACGTGGGCGGGAGACGCCGCTCGAAGATCGTCGATAACACGCCGCATGGAAAAGCATTCGCGAAGTGGCTCCGGAGCGGCATGTCGGGGCTGGCGCCTGACGAGCAACAGTTAATGCAGAGTCGATTCGTCGGCGATATCAATAACGCGCAGACGGTAACGGGCTCTGGCGGTGGTTACCTGATCCCGCAAGGCTTTTCCGACAAGCTCGAAGAGGCGCTGAAATTCTTCGGCGGAATCATCGGCGAGGTGGATACGTTCGACACAGATACCGGCGCGCCGCTTCCTTGGCCGACAGTGAACGACACGACGAACCGGGGCCGGATGCTTGCGATCAATACGCAACTGACGGAGACCGATCTCGTATTCGGGCAAGTGACGTTTAACGCGTTTACCGGTACGTCGGACTCGGTTCTGGTTCCGATTCAATTGATTCAAGATTCGTATTTCGACATGGATTCGTTTCTCGCGCGCGCGCTCGGGACGCGTCTCGGTCGTCTGATGAATCAGCAATGCACGGTGGGAGTCGGTACGACCGCACCGATGGGTATCCAGACCGCAGCGGTCGCGGCCGGGAATACGATACAGGGCGCGACGGGCTCGTCAACCTCTATTACCTATCCCAGTCTGGTCGATCTGATGCATCTCGTCGATCCAGCGTATCGCGCGCGGCCGTCGGCGAAATTCATGTTCCATGACAACACACTCAAGGTACTTCGCAAGCTCGTTGATACCGCGGGTCGTCCGCTATGGCAACCGGGGCTCACCGCGGGCTTCGGCCAGCCCTATCCGGAAACTATTTTAGACAAGCCGTACGTGATCAACAACGATATGCCGGTGATGGCGGCGAACGCGTACGCGCTTCTATTCGGCGATCTCTCGCTCTACAAGCTGCGCCGTGTCGCGGGAGGGATCACGATTCTGCGGCTCGTCGAACGTTATGCCGATTACCTTCAGGTTGGCTTCCTTGGGTTCTGCCGCTTCGATGGAAATTTGATCGATGCCGGCACGCATCCGATCGGAGTTTTTCAGAATTCCGCGACATAAAACAAACAGTAAACTACGCGCGGAGCCGGGTGATAAATCCGGCTCGCGCGGTTCACGTTCCTATGGAGAAAAACCAATGAAGATCGTTATTAAAATGCCGATCGCCGGTCACGCGGAACCGATGTATTCACTACCGGAGTTTAGTTATCGTCCGGGCGAGCTCGTCGAGATCGACGACACGCTCGCCGGTCACTGGATCGCTTCGGGGATCGCGGAAGCCGCGCCGGATATTCCGCAACCGGAGGATAAGCCGGAAGAGGAGAAACCACCTCACCATGGCGCGCCGACGCACTACGAGCCGCAATCGGAGCCGACTCACGAGATCCACGCGGAGCATTCGGCGAGACGTTCGGAGCCGACCCAGACGACACATAAGAAACCGCCAGCGCGCGCGTAGTCGAGGAAGGAAAGAGCAATGGCATTTCTAACTATCGTTCCGCCGACTACGGAACCGGTTACGGTCGATGACCTGATCAGCTTTTCGCATATCGATCCGAACGAAGATCGGGTCCAGCTTCAAAGACTGGTGACGGGTGCGCGCGAATGGTGCGAGAGCTTTTGCGAGCGCGCTTTTATGTTTCAGACGAAGCGGCTCACGATGGATTTTTTTCCCGGTTATATCGATCAGAAATTAGCCGGTCGAAAGGTGGCGTCGCCATTCGTCGCCGGGTCGAATGCGGTTCTCGTCGGTATCCGTTACGCGATCATGCTTCCGTGGCCGATCGCGCGCAAGGTTACGAGCTTTACTTATATCGATCCGACCGGGGGAACTCAATCGCTCGTCGATGGCGTGACGTATATCTCCGACCTTGATTCGCAACCGGCGCGGCTTACGCCGGATGCCCAGAGCGGACAAATGTGGCCCGTAGCGCGCGTACAAATCAACGCGATCAAGCTCGACTATCTAGCCGGGTGGGCTGGCCTGATTCCGTTCTCGATGGCAAACGGCTCCGCGGTTCTGACTTCATCGTTCTCATTCTTACCGCGCGATATAGGCGCGCCGATCTTAATTCCAAAGGGAAGCGATGGAACATCGGACCTACTGACGACGATTCTCTCGGTCGATTCGAGCGGACAGGCGACGCTCAAGCAAGCCGCAGGCGCGGCAGTTTCAGGGTTCACGACTTTCGGTACGGTCCCGAGCGATGTTCAGAACGCGATCGTTACACTCGCGGCGACGCGCTATGAAAAACGGATCGATACAGCGAAAGTAATGGACGGAATCAAAGATGCGTTGATGCCGTACAAGGATGCGAGGTTATAGATGCCTGGGCGTCCACCGATTTTTATCGATCCCGATTTTCTCGTAATCGATCCCGCGGAGCTTCACAACTTCATCTCGATCGAAGCGGGAACGGGTACCAGCGATGCGCTCGGTCAATCCGTGACTCCAACCGAATGGACGACGGTTCTCAATACTTGGGCGGCAATCTTTACACCGACCGGCCGCGAGTTTTCGCAGCCCGGTCAATTGGTTTCCCAGATCTCGCACATTATCAAAATCCGTTTTCCGAGAGGCGTTCCGATTCGGTCGAACTATCGCGTGTCATATCGCACGCGGTACTTCCGGATTCAGTACGTCGAGAACGTAAAAGAACGCGATTTCGTTCTGCTCCTCTACT